TAGAGAAGGTCTAAGAACCTCATACCAAGCCTCTGGCCTCATGTCTGCAAATTCATCGAGGACGCAGAAGTCCAAGCTACGTCCACGCAAGTTATCTGGTTTCTCTGCACCTTTCAGTGAAATGATTGATGCATTCCACAGTGTAACGGTCAGGCTCGATTCGTTAGTCTTCTGGATATACTCCTTTGGCAAGAAAGCCAACAGCATATCCCATGCAATTTCTTTGGCCGCTTTGTAAGTAGGAGCGACATACCAACACACTTTGCGTTTGCCTTTAAGTGCTTGCGTGACTAACTCAGTGACAGACAGGAAGGTTTTGCCGAATCGCCTACCTGCTACAACTACACGGAACCGATTTTCGTCAGAGTATATCTTGCTCTGAGGTTTAGTCAGGTGCATGAGTGTTGATAATGATCGGTGGTAGTTCGCGTTCTTCGGTGTGATCTTCTTTCCAACCTGCTTGTGTCTTCAGGTAAAAGATAGCTGCTGTGACGTTGCCGTTACGCGCCTGAGTAATCAGATTTGAGCCAACACCTGCGATAGCTTTGCCTCTACCTTTTTGATACGCCTCAGAAACTTCAGGTTGTCTCTGCTCAATCTCGCGTAAGGTGTTCTCGCATATACAGAAATAATCTGCCATCTGCTTCTTGCTTAGTACAGCCGCAAGTGCTTCTACCTGTGCGATCTTGGCTTCATCAAATACAACTGGTGGCCTTCCTCCACCTTCACCTTGTCTGCCGTTCTTAGCCATTAGACACCTCGTTGAATGTCTCGCCTGTTGATTCTAGGACTGCTTCTTTGCCTGTAAATTCTTGCCAACGCTTTACTATTACATCGCAATATTTAGGATCAAGCTCCATAACTCGGCCAAGGCGATTATTTTTCTCGCAAACGATAATTGTTGTTCCGCTACCGCCAAAGCTATCTAATACAATATCTTGTCCCTTTGTATTGTTAAGCACTTGATATTCAAAAAGCTCCACTGGCTTCATTGTTGGGTGCTCTTTATTTCTACTAGGGCGATCAAATTCTAAGACTGTCGTTTGCTTTCGATCTGCAGCCCATAAATGTCCTGCGCCTTCTTTCCAACCATATAAACAAGGCTCATGCTTCCAGTGATAATCTTGCCTTCCCATTACCATTGTTTGCTTTTTCCATATTAAGCACTGTCTTACAGTCCAACCTATATCAAAAGCTGCGCCTCTGAAATTATATCCTTCGCTATCAGCATGCCATATATAAAATACTGCTCCTGCTTTCATATTTGCATCAGCCGCAGAATATGCATCACTCAAAAACTGACGGAATGAATCATTGCTCATCGAATCATTTTGAATGGTCAATGCGTCTTTAGTTTTTCCTTCATAAGCCACATTATATGGAGGATCAGTTATCCATATATCTGCTAAATTTCCTTCTAATAAAGAAGAAATTGAATCGATGCTTGTGCTATCACCGCACATCACGCGATGGTTCCCGCAAATCCAAATATCGCCTTCTTTGGTTACAGGCTCATCAGGTACTTCAGGGACAGCATCTTCGTCTGTCAGACCGTCTACCTGTTCTGGTTCAAGCAACTTAGCTAGCTCGTCAGGATCAAAGCCTGTTAGCTCTAGGTCAAAGTCTAGCTCCTTGAGGCGTTCCAACTCTGCTTGTAGTGCTTGATCGTCCCAACCTGCGTTCAGTGCCAGTTTGTTGTCGGCTATAACGTAGGCTTTGCGTTGTGCTTCTGTCAGACCTTCTAACGTAATCGTAGGGACTTGATTGAGGCCAAGTTTCTTTGCGGCAAGTAAGCGTCCATGACCTGCAATGATGATATTAAATTCATCGACTAGAATTGGATTAGTGAAGCCAAACTCTTTGATGCTTGCAGCGACTTGGTTTACTTGTTCATCGCTATGTGTGCGGCTGTTCATCGCATACGGAATGATGTCGGCAGGATCGCAATAGGTTATTTTCAATTCAGCCATTCTTTAGTTCCTCTACATAACGATTCCAAAACCATTGAGCCTTCTGAGCATCCTCTACTGGATTGCCATGCTTATGGTTCACACGCCAGTTATACTTCATGTGCGTGAGACGTAGGTAACCAAGGAATTCTTCGCGTGAGGAACACGCTTTCATGGCATCAATGCATTCAATGCTGCCTTGCGTGTAATGACTTGGATGATTGACCGAATCTGACATCGTGTTTAGCTCCACCAGGTTACCTGCCTGTCCAGTGGAACTAATTATATCACGACTTCGGTGGATGATAGAGTCTGGCGACAACCATGCAGTATTTGTTGATCTGTGTGCGTGGGTTGATGACGCGATACAAACCCTTTTGTGTTTGCAGGATATGGCGTTCACCAAAGCCTTTAGCTTTTAAGCTACGTTTGGCCTCATCGAGTGCTTTGAACGGACAATCGAATCTACGAATTTCGTTTATATTCATAACCTACTTTGTCCAGTTGATCGTCCATATATTCGTCTAACAGTGTAATGTCGCCACAGTGCTTGCACCAGAAGAACTCTGTGCATTTGTCACCACAATGCGGACACTTTTGCGACTGTGCTATTTGAGCAGCTTCATGCAGGTCTACCATTGCTTCCACACCTCTTTGTCTGACTTAAAGAACCTGCGAGGATACAGCCTAACACCAAGCAACTGGAACAATGCCCAATCGACTATTGCCGACAAGATCAGCGTGAAGATAAAGACTGATGCAAAAAACGCTACTAAAAATAATGTGTCCATGATTCGCTCCTAAACCGGAAAGTTGCAAAGTTTATTCGCAGCATTGATTGCCTCATCAACACTATCAAAATCAGCCCAAATCGAATCACCAGGCATCAACAAATAGCCAAATTCTTTGCCGTCTGATTCACGAACAACTGGCTTTACACGGACAGTGCCGAAAAGAGTTGCGGCAAACTGTATTTTTCCTTCTGATTTCCAATTCAACATTGTGTCGCTCCTTATGTAAGACAGCTAGATTATTAACTTTATCTAGTCTGAATTGTATTAGACATTAGTCTAACTCGCTAACTGCTCGACCCGCGCCTTGGCTAACCGATAACGCTTGTAGTCAGAATGAGTCAGGTACTTCCCTTCACGCTTCTCCTGTTCGTACAAAGTTATAACAATATTGTCCTCTAACTCTGTTTTGCGTAATTTTAACTTTGCATCGTAAGTGCCTGTAAATTCACCAGAAAACAGTTCGCTTGCAGGTAGACCTAACGCCTCCACAACGTCAGAACCTCTAGCACCGCATGAGAAGCAGTGTGCTAGAACCTTTCCGTCATCTGTTTCTGTGATAGTCATGGATGGGTTTTTGTCGTCATGTACTGGGCAGCAAGCCTTGTATCCACGATGGGATTTGCGAACCTTAGACAGCTTCGCCAAGATAGTTTCGAGACTCATGTTTGTACTTTCCCTTTGCGTATTTAATATTTTGGTGTTGGATAAATTTGCGGACATCTTCTGATATCGCTAGAGCCAACACTGGTTTCGTCTGGTTAGGCCACTCGCCAAATTTGGCTTTGAACTTATGGTTTGCCCAACCTTCAGATTTACCTTTCTGATGTGCATACAAGTATAACTCACCCAACCACTCTGCTTTTCGCTCTGGCGAATAAAGATTATTTTCCAATTTTTTAAGTATTTGATCGTCAGTCTTAATGCGTTCCTGCATTGGTATCTCGTAACCGCACTCGCATTTGATGCCGACAAACTGGCGTGTGCATTGCGGGCATTCCTTGATCTTAGGTTCTTTCTTCTCTTTCTTAATCTGGTTGCGCTCGTTGAATCGCTGCAATCCGTCATCCAGTGAATCAGGAACGATGTCCTCTACGAATCCGTGTGTCTGAACATTAGAAGCATGATCGAGGATGATTGCGTAGTCCTTGCCTTCATAAGTCCTTTGAACTCTGCCGTATCTTTGGCACAGAACGATCTTGGAGTCAGTCGGATAGCAGTCAATCAAACACCTCACAGATGGTGCGTCATAGCCTGTGTTGAGCAAGCGTGAGCAACTAAGAATCTTGTACTCGCCTCTGTCATGCGCCTCATAGATGATCTGGCGTTCTTCATCATCCATGTAACCGTCAATGTGGACAGCAGGTATCCCTGCCAGATTGAACTTATCAACCAGGTACTTGGAATGCTTGATCGATGGGCTAAATGCAATTGTCTGGCTATTCTCGCCATGCTGCATCCAGTTGTAGATGATGTCGCCTACCAGAGCCTTGTCGTTTTCATAAACCTTGCCTAGTGAATCTGGATCGTAATCTGATCCTCCGGTTCTGATTCTTCTTCTTCCCACACTAGATAGGTCAGGACGTTTACCACCGTAATAGTGGATTGGACAGAGGTATCCCTTGTCCAGAAGTTCGCGTGGAGTGATCGGAAGAATGAGATCGTCATAGTGTGTTCCCAGACCTCGTGAATAAGGTGTGGCTGATAATCCGATCCAGACATTGTTATCTAGCTCCTGCATCAATTTGGTGACTGTCTCATAGTGTGTATGACACTCGTCTACAATCG